TACTGGAAGGCCTCTGCCTGCAGGACGTCTCCGCCAAATCTTATATTAACGAAGAAGCCTACTTGGCCGTTGCCCTGGTAGAGATACGGGTTACGGCTGACCACGATCTCGTTCCGCTCGACAATGCCATAGTAGTTCCAGTTGCCGATAACTATCACGCTGCGCCCGCTAGCCATCGCGAGGATCTGGCTACTCGTGTACATTGGTGCGCCGTAAAGCGATTGGCCAGCTCCACGCGTTCCCTCACCCATTGGGGTCGGCATAAACATAAAGTTATCACCAGTCAAACCACGGATCACCGCTAGGGTGGACTGGTTCGTTGCCCAGGCAACTGCATCGCCTTCGTTAGCATAAGCCCCTCCGAGCAGGAAAAACAACTCTGGGATTTCCGAGGCGGCGATGGTCGTAGCGCTGTCCAGCGTGAGTGCAGCTGTTCCGCCAACAAGCACACCTTTAGGCTGCGATGAACCCGTTCCCTTAAGGAAGTACTCATTTTCAACGTCCGCAGCTGAGCGCGCCCACATATCACCGAGGAACCCTTCGAGGTTGGTTTTCTCATCAGCGAGTAGTTCGTCAGAAACCTTGGTGAGGTTCGTGAACTTGTACACCTGAATGGCGTTGCTGGTGAAGGTCGGCTCATCCTGATTAGCTGCACCTTCCTCGGCCGTGAGTGCGAAGCCGCCCGTTGCGTTCTCGGATGGTATCTGCACGCTGTCCACGGTGGTCTGCACTACCATTGCTCCAGCTGCGCGGGCTACACTGAGGTCATCGCGCTTGGCTATGATTGTCTCGTGCAATCCCTGAGGGACAAGTACCCCGCCCTCGGTGGCCGTTCCTTCTTGAAGCGCAGCTTTAAGGTTGCTCTTGGTGTAGTAGTTACTGGAACCTGTCTTCACCCAGTGCATGAACGCATCGCCGCCGTCATGGTCGCCGCCCAACTTGGTTTCCTTCTTGACTGCTGGTGCTTCGGTGAGAATGCCGCCGCGCTCTGCGGCTTCGGCTTCCCACGCATTCTTGACAGCATCCTGCGCCGCCATGTTCATTTCGGCCTTCAGCGCGTCCATGTCAACGGTTGGCGCTTTCGGCTGTGCTTCTGCGGCCACCTCTTCAGTGACCTTGTTTTCGTCGCTCATTATCTTGTCTCCTGTATTAGATTTTGTAACCGCATTGGCTTCTGCATCTGCATCCGCTCTGGCTGCGCTCTCTGGCTGTTCGCCCTTTAGCGTCGCGCCCTCTGTCGGTGCGTCTGCGTCTGCCTCCGCAGGAATTACCACTCCCAATCCCTTCAGATACTCCACGCCCAGCGTCCTCGGTTCTGCGGGCGTCGGGGTCAGGCTCAATTCGTAAACGGGCCATCTTTTGATATTGCCTTCCAACCGCTCAACTAGGTGGGCAACCGAACCGGTGCTGTAGCCTAGCTTGCCATTCTTCACCAGCTCAAGCACCTGCTCGGCGTAGTCCTTCGCGCGGCTGATCTGCGCCTCCATCCATAGCCCGGCCTCTTTAGCGCTTATCTTGGTCACGCGCCCCAGCACGCTCTTGATCTCCTGCGCGTGGTCATAAAGCACTATTGGCTCCGGCACCGTGTCTAGCATGTAGTCGGTGTCAGCCTTGAATGTGTCGCCTTCCAGGTCGACGCCACCGTAAACGACCCCATAACCAGCGATGACAAAGTGGTCGTCCGTTATGGCCTTGACCTGCACCGCGTGCTTCGGCCCCTGTTTAGGGTCTGTCGTTGCGTACTCTCCTTCAGCCTCATCGCTGCCGGTATGCTCCTGCCAAGCCGCATGCGATTCACACGGCATGTAGACTGTCTCGCCGCCCTCGGTCAGCTCGTGATAACCAGCGCACCCGATGACTTCCGCACGCGCCACAGCCTCTTCTTCGGTGCTGTACTTGTCCACGCCCACGCGCGCCTTCTGCTCGTCCTCTGTGGCCTCGTTGAGTGCCGCCAGGTATGCTCCCGCCTGATCCGGCTCCGCGTAGCATTTCAGCAGCTCGTCCGGCTCTAGCTTCCAGACGCAGTATTGATCGTCATCGTCCTGGCGTATTTCGTATGGCATCATTTCCTCACTTTACGGCATTCAGCCTTTTGTCTAAGTCGCGTTGTATGTTAGCAATCAATTTCTGACTAGCATTCGTCACCTCATCGGCGGCTACAGCCCAGCGCCCTTTGTGCATCCACGCCTGCCGCTTCCCCTGCGCGTTGCCCGTGACGTATACGCTGTAATGCCTCCCTTTTTGCACCGCATCTGTTACCAGTGTGGCTCGTCTGGCATAGGTGCCTGTCCCTCGACCAGTGCGTTTCGCCTCTTTCACTTTTACGCTCCGCCCAAATATGTCCGTCCTTACGTACTTCTGCCTAGCCCGTTTCGGTGGATAGTGACTCACCTTTTTAGCGGCAGTATTCATCACCGCGTTCATGTTCTGGTTGACAATACCCGGCAATGCATCGCCCAGAACCTTGAAGCTCTGTTTCACCTGCTGGTCTTTTACGATTAGGCTGATTTGCATTTTTAGCCTTCCACCCTTGCTGGTACGATCATGGGCGCCCATTTCTGGGAATTATTCAAACAGTCGGGGCAATGTTCTGCTGGTGTCAATGTCCAAGTCGCTGACCAGCTGCCGTTATCTCGTTTAATGTCCCAATAGCATTTGCAGTTAGTGCCACACTGTGTACGGCCATCGCCCGGATATTGTGGCAGATGGGGAATACCCCGCGCTGTCACTTTCGCCTGCTCAAATGAATGGCTTCCAGCCTCCATGTATAACTTGGAACGCTCTGCAATCTGCCCCTGGCTCATGGCCGTCTCCACTGACCGGCCCCGCAATTTCATGTCAGTCTCAAAGCCCTCTAGATAACGGTATTGCTTTTGAATGAGCTGATCCAGGTTGCGCTGATCTGCCGCTGTGAAATTATTGCGACCACCGATGCCAGCCAGATATTCGGCCGTCTGCGTTTCGTTGATGGTTTTACGCATGTTCAGCGTCCACTCGAACCTACTAATCCGGCCGTCCGCAAGCTGCTGCGCGAACTTCGACACCTCATCCTTCTGCGCATTGATGAATGTGTTGCGCATTTCCACCAAGCGAGTGTTACTAATAAAGCGCCCGGTCTTATCTCTGTATCGCGCGGCCCCAGCATTGAAAACGTACCCCGTCGGCTCTTGTTTAATGCTGTTATTGTTGCTGCTCATCATCGTATCGCCAGCGATCAATAACCTCTGCGTCTAACATACCCTGCGCTTCTTTCGGCATAACGTCGTTCCATCGTTCAATAGCCGCGTCAACATCAACCTGTATTCCGTCAATGGGGGGCACGGGCGTAACCGGCTTGGCGTTACCTCTCGGCACCACCGGCGTCCGCTTGGCCTCCTGGTGCAGAAAAGCTGCCTTGATAGCCTCAATGGTGTCCGCGTCATTTAGGTCTACTTGAATCTCATGCACCATATGCGCCGGGATATGCTCGGCCACGAATGGGCGGCTCTTGCCGTTCTTGCTCAGGTTGCGCAGCGCGTACCGCTGCCACGTCGCCAGCTCGCTCTCCACCAGCGCCTCTTCGGGTTCCTCTTCCACCACCTGCTCGGCCTCTGGCTCTGGCCTGTTCTCGATGGGGTCATAGCCCAGCATCAGCATTGCATCATCCAGCGGCACACCGGCCTGCACCAACTGAAGCAGCGATGCGGCGCGGATGGTTTCGTCTTCCTGGAATACGTCAAGCTGTTCCGGTGTGAACTGGAGGGTGTAATCTGTTCCAGCCAAGAGCTGCGTGTTTATCGCGTTCTCATACATCGGTAGCCTTGGGCGGATGGTCATGTGCCAAAAGGAGTGAAGGTCTGTAACCGAGGTGGCATAATTCGCCGCGTCGCTCTCGAGAATGGACCGTGGCACACCCAACGATGCGCCGATGTCTAGCGCGACATGGGCGGCCAACTCCTTCATTCCCATGCTTTTCAGCTCTGGTGTGAGTGTCGTCACCTTCAGGTCGCCACGCAGGAAGAGCGCGCGCCAAGCATTGCCCACGCCTGACATTCTGCGCCGGAAGAAGTTCTGCGCCCGCTCCATTTCCACGGTGCCGGGATTGCCTGTAGTTGTAATCAGCGTCTGCGGTTGGGCGCCATTGGCGAAGAATTGGCTCGCGAACTCGTCCATGTTGAACCGCAGCTTCGATGCCTGTAGCGCCACCTGCGCCGGAGCAAGCCCCGCGCCTGTATCAGCGGTCATTGATGGTTCGCGGAGTGCCATAACCATATCGGGCCCCCACGGGCCATACGTCTGACTGCCCACCCGCTGGGTGAAGTGATCCTCGCCGCGCTTGTGCGACCAGGTGACAGTCGTTGGGTTCAACACCTGAACAGAAGTCATCAAGCGCCCCACGTACTGCTTCAACCCATAGGCCGCGCCGGTCAATAACAGCCCCAGCTCCAGCGCGTAAATGATGGACTGCAAATCTGGCTCTAGCGGCCAGTCTACTTCCTGGTCGCCCTTGAATACCACGAATGGAACGCTGCTTAGACTACTCGCCCGCAGGCTCACCGCCCGGTACAGCAACGGCACGGTTGCCCACGCGCTCACGGGGTCGTTGGCACTACCCGCGGCTGTCTCGTTGAAGCCTTGAGCCCAACCCGGAATGCCGACTATAGCCTTGAGCGCCCCTTCTTCCAATATTGTTTTAGTGCGTAATCCTGCCATTATATTTTCCTCACACCTGCATCAGAACCAGCGGGCCAGCGTCCTGTCGCGCACTCCAGGCCAGCGCCAGCGCCATTACTGTGTCGTCGTGCATTCCCTCCGGCGCGCTGTACCGCATTGCGCCACTCGTTAGTCTCTTGCTCTCATACGCCTGCAGCTCACCGATCAGCGTGGGGTCGCGTGGGATATGGATATCGCCCCGCTCGAACCCCAGGGCCAGCCCGTCAACGATCTGCTGCTTGCTCTGGTTGGTCGTGGTGAATGGCGTGACCGGCAGTCCGGCATTCTGCAACGCCTCGACAATCGGGCCACCCATAGCGTTAGTTTCAGCTATGATCTCCGCGCCAGGATAGCGCCCCCAGAGCGCGTGCAGGCGGCTCACCTGCGTCTGGTAGTCGGTACGTACCATTCTGTCCAATTCCACCACACAGCCGCTGTTGATCTCCACCACGCAGAATACCGTCGCGTCGTTGGTGCGGCCCCAGTCGCATCCTATAACATACTGACCGCTATCCGGCACGGTGTCGCCGTTCACCGCATCTAGAACACGCCGGAACACTCCGCCGCCATCCTCCAGGAACTGCGCCTCGTACTCTTGAGCGAATATGCGCTCTGGCATATCATGGCGGGCCGCCTCGATCTCATCTGCTGGGATGTGCGGGTTATCGCTGGTGGGAAAACTGAACGCCTTCCAGTCGCCGCCATCCTCCTGCCCGCGCTGGTGCAAGCGCCAGAACCAGTTACGGCCCGAAGGGGTTGAGATGAACAGCGCAGTGCCGCCCCTATCGCTCAGGCTGGGCCGGATGCTCTCTGACCACGCGCGTTCACTCATGAATGCGCACTCGTCCATCACGCAGTAGTCCAGCCCCTCCCCGCGCAGGCTGTCCGGCTCATCAGCTGATCGTACCTGCACCGTGCCACCGTTCGGCATAGTAACCAGCCGCTCGGTGTGGCGCACTTCTGCGCCCGGAATGGATGCGCCGATGCGCGATATGGGGCGCCAGCCCACTGCGCCCATCTTGTAGCTCGGTGCAACCCACCACGCGCGGCCACCATCGAACGCTGTCTCCATCGATTCGTATACGCCCAGACGCGTTTTTCCCCAGCGGCGGCCACCTGCCAGAACGCGAAAACGGGCCGGATGCCCGTGTACCTTCTGTTGGCCTACGTGCGGTTTAGCGTCCAGTCTAACTGTCATCGTTGTCGCCGTCCCAGTTCACCACTAGCTCGATAGCCGCGCCATCCCTGCCGCTGATCTCCTGGCGCATGTGGTCGCCGTAAAGCTCGCGACGGTGTGCCTTCAGCAGGAACTTGATGAGTCCGTCGCTGTACTCCTGCGCCCGTCTCCAAGCAGTCATCTCCAGAACGTCCACCGCGTCGGCCAGTGCGTGATCCCAGGCTTCAGCGAATGTCGGCAACTTGCCCCGCGCATGATACGCCGCCTGCCTGGTTATGCCTGCCGCCTGACATGATGCGCGCACATTTCCGCTCTTGCGGAGTGCCTCAATAAACGTCGGTTTCCAGCCATTCAGTCGCGCCATTTTATGTCAAATGTGTAAAGTGCCTCAAGCAGGATTAACCCCTGCGATAATATTGGAGCGGTCAGGTCGGAGTTGCACCGCCACGCCCGCGCTGGTCGCGCAGGTTCTACTATCAGATGACCGCGTATTCCCTCTTCTCCCCCTTGTACATCCCAGCGCCTCGTGCTGCGATTTCGGAAAACGGAATCTCTGGCACGGTCAAGCGCCCCCGATAAGATGGGTCAAGAAAATAGATGTACCGCAATTGATGACCCACCAGTCTTTCGGCTCCAAGTTGCGCCGCTACTTTCAGTGCTCCAGAACCGCCAAACCGCGCAGCCACCCGCTTGTTTACTGTCGGCTTCATACTCATCGTGTGACGCACACAGCCGCCCGGAAGTCTCCAGAGGTCTCTACTGGTTTTAATACTAGTGAGCACAAAACCGCTTGCTCTGTAT